GGCGAAGCGGCCCGTGCCGTCGGCGTTGACCAGCCACACCACGCGGTAGTTGGCCGTTATCTCGCTGTCCGACACCGTGACGCCCGCAGCGTCCATGTCGCTGTCGTAGCCCTGCACGGCATAGACGTCCTGCGGCATCTGCGCGGCTGGTACCTTGCCGTCGGCGCCCAGGGTGGCGATGCCGCCCACAATGCCCTTGTCGCCTTCGGTCACAAGCGCTAACAGGCTGCTCTGGTCGTCCGACCACATATACAGCTTGCTGTTGATTACGTCCACCAGCAACGCCGCCGCCTGCTTGTAGCGCCTGGTGGATGCAATGCCCAGCTCCGGCATATCGCCCCACGCGTCGGCGAAATAGGTCACTTGCGTTGCATACACATACACCCAAAGTTGCAGAGCATTGCCATCAGTGACTACATGGGGGTATATCTTCGATGTGTCGTCCACCATCACAGCCTGCAACAAATTGCCCACGCTGACTACGTTTGATTCGGGAATCTCTAACGTTGTGTCTGTCTTCAGTTCCTCAACGGTCTCTACCGGATAGGTGCCGTCGCGCTTGTCAGCCGTGCCAATCTTTACGAAGTCGCTGAAAGTGATGATGCCTCCATGCTCGGAATTGGCAACAGGCACGGCGCACGATACTGTCTTGCCTTTCGATTTGACTGTTAGCGTAGCAGAGTTGTTGCCAGCCGTCATCGACACCGATTGCAGCTCGTTGTTTTCAACCTTTCCTTGCAGCTCCTCCAGTTCAGCCCGGTATTCAGTCAAGTCGGTTCCCGGCGAGCCTGCGTTCTGTCCGGTCGGTTTCCACTCTCCGCCTTCTGTCACATACAGGGCGGCCGGCAAGGTGGTGCCCACAAGCGCATACCAGCCATCTTCCGGGAATTGGTATGCCGCATTCAGCTTTGCCTCCGTCAGGAAAAGCCCCTTCACCGGCCCTTTTATATTCTTGGCGTCAAACCATCCTTCGACTTTCAGGTCATGGCCGATACGGACGTTGCCCTGAACATTTACGTTTCCTCCGGCCGACACATTACGCCCAACGGCAACATCTCCGTCTATCTGTTTTGTCGGAATCGAACTCATTGCATTGCTGATTTTGAAATCTCGAATAGCGTCGATGCTTTCTCAGCCTCTCCCAGAGTTATTAATACCAAAGCTGCTGTCGCATACACCACGGCGGTGTGGCAACGCTCGCAGATGTCGATGCCCCCGTCGGCGTCAATCTTCGGATATGGCAGGTACTGGGCGCGGCGCACATACGCCGACTCGTCCTTGCAGGAGTAGAACTCCAGCACCCTGCCTTCGGGTCGCGTGGCGATGGCGCACACCGGCCGTTGCGGCACTCCCCGCAGGGCCTTGACGCGCTGGCGCTGCAACCGGTATTCGGGGTCGTCGGTGCCTATGGCGGTGAACACGGCCTGTTCCCAGTCGCTCATCTCGAAAACAATTAGGCGCATAAAGTCCTCCGGCAGCAGCACCCACCCGCTCGCCTGGTCGCCCCAGTATACGGCATCGCCGAAATTGTGTCCCGCTTCCAGCTGATAGACGGGCGCGCCGGAGTGAACCCTGATAACCGCCTCCGGAATCTTGCTCCTGACAATATCGTCAAGCGCAAGCGTATCCACATCCTCGGTTGTCAACAGCTGTTCGCTCGTCATGTTCTGGTCCAGGCAGACCCGGACATCCCGCATCACATCCGTTATCTTGTATACCATATTGCCTAATTAGTAATCTTGAATTGCCGACGCTCTCCGCCCTGCCCGGCGTTCTCGAATTTTTGCCCCGGCCTCAAGCTTTAGAGAAGTGAAGGAACTTTATTCTCCCGCATTATCGAACTTTCCGCCCGTAAACCGCGCTCCATGCTCTTCGGCCGCCTTTTGAGCCGCTTCATAAGAGAGTACCTTATAAGCCGGGATATTGAACTTCTCCAGCAGGTATGCCTGGGCATCCTGCAAGCAGGCCACCTCCACCTCCCTGCCGGTTTCGGCCTGCGACTCCTCCGGCGCCCCGTGGTTCAGGGGGGCCGCTTTGGCGGTCGGCGCATCATCATTCTTAGCCGGAGCCTCCTGCGGCTGTGCCTCCTTCGGTCTTCCCGGCTCGCTTATCTCTTGTCGCCGCTGCACCAGTATGCGACCCGACTTGAAATACTGACTCTGTTCAATCACCCTCTGCAAGAAAGGATTGTCAGTGGTGTACTCGGCCGGAGTCACGCCGTATGCCGTCAAAGCGCCTCCCGAGAAATGCACATTCACCGTCGCTGCACCGACCTTAATCTGCGCCACCCAGTCCACAAGACCCGGCACGCCGTATGTTATCTTCTCCATAATAATCTCTTTTGCATTTCCTGTTTCTTGTGAAAAATGAATGCGGCGGAGGGCGTTGGCACACCTCCGCCGCATCCTTCCTCTAACAACTAACCTAATCGACTTAGTCTCAAATTTCCAGGGTCGCTCCGCTAAAGCTCGCTGCGGTGACAAAATTTTTGTTGCAGACTTGAGCTTTAGCGAATGTCTATCATGTGTCAGCCCGCCACAATTTCCCCGGTGAACTCAGACCATGTCGTCGTGGTGGTTGCCGTCTCGCCGCTACCGGTCTTGGTAACTGTAGCTTTCCACATCTGGCCGTTCTGTGCTGCGGGGTCGATGCCCGGACAGTCAACGGTCAGCAGGTATACACGACCGTTCACAAGGTCGGAGCCGGTGGGTGCGGTCTCCTGGTCCCAGATGGTGTAGGTGGTGGCACCTGCGTTGGCAGTGTCGCCCTCGCCGTCAATCCATATATGGCAAGCTCCCTTGAGTGCCAGGCCGTCCCAGACTACGATGCCTTTGCGGGTGGCCTCCTCGCCCTCTACACGGTCGTTGAACTCATGCTGCTGCGAGTACATGTAGTGGACCAGGCGATCCTCGCCGATAAGGGCGCCGGAGTTGGAGAGTCCAAGGGTGTCGAGCGTCGGCTCACGCTTGATGTCGATGTCGCCGAACACGGTGTGTATGCTCGTCACGGTCCAGCCTATCGGATTGGTCTTCGAGATAATCTGAATCTCGTTGTGCTTGCTGAAGTCGATGCACTGAAGCTCCTCCAGCAGGTTCTTGCCTGCGAGAAGCAGGGCCGTCTTGGGCACGTCCTCGCCGGTGAAGTACATCTTGGCAAGTGCTATCAGCTTCTCGTATGTCCACTTGCCGGTGTGCTGAAGCTCTCGCTTGAACTGCCAGCGTATGCCCTCGGTGAAGTAGACCATCTGCTCGCCAAGTTTTGGCACCTTGACCGGGAACTTGCCCTTCTGTCCTACCCACAGGGTGCGGTTGCCGGCACGCTTGAAGTTCAGGATGGCCTGTTCTGCGATGAGGCTCTGAGTGAACGGGATATGCTTCTTCTGTGCCTCGAAGTAGTCGGACACCACCTGGTTCATGCCGCGCTTCTGGAGATACACGATGGAGGGACGCGGAACGATAAGGTCGGGGTCGACCTCCTTCTGCGTCTCGTACATCGCATTGGCGAGAAGCTTGACCTTGCTGCCGGACGGGATAGCCGGAGTGGTGCAGAACACATCGGTGGCATTTGTCTTCGGGCCGTTTACGGCACGGACTATCGGGTTGTCCGTGGTCGCGTCGCGGCCGGTCACGAACAGCATCAGGCTCTTGCCCGGCGTCTTGGTCTGGCCGTCGGCACTGTAGCCGTCCACACCGGGCACGAGCAGGGTGTGATGGTCGCGCGGTATATTCTGATCGTTCGCCACGAGCGGCAACACGAATTGCGCCTTAGAAGTATTGGCCGTTACTGCCGTGTCGGTGGTCAGTGTCGCACGCTGTTCGTCAATCATGAAGTGTTCAACCTCAGGGCTGTTCACCTTGACCTTGCGTGCCTTGAGCATCAGCGACATCAGAGCTGTGTCTTCGCTCTGAAATCGAAATAACTGTTCATCGACATCGGCTTCTACGAGATTGCCCGGCGCTATGCCGCTGGTAGCTGCGGCCACACTGCCTACAGTGGTAGCCTGGCCGGGCGCCTGCGAATTAATCCCGGCTGAACCGGGAGAGGTCTGGACTTTGCCGGTACCTGCATTGATTGTTTCTGCCATAGCTATTTAGAAAGTTGAATGTTGTTCTTGAATTGGATTTATCTTAATCGCCACCGCTCAAGCCCGCGTCCTCAATTTTTTGTTTTGCGAAGTGAACTCAGCCTTGAGCTTTAGCGAAAGCAAAGGGTGCGTATGCCGCCAGGTTCCCTATCGTTGTCGCGCACCCGGGCGCTTGGGTCGGCAATCCGGCGCTTCCTGTTGTGGAATGCACGGGTTTCTCCACAAACTCGATATGCTCACCCGTCATCGCGCCCCGTCTGCAATATCGAAAATGGAATCCTTGTGCCTCGACGGAGCGGGAGCATTATTGGCACCTGCGAGAGTCGGTGTCCCGTCACCGCGCTTCGGCTTGCGCAGCTTCGCCTCCACCTTCGCGTTGCGGCCCCGTATCTCGCCTTCCTCGCCCGCAGTTGCCATGTCCGCATCGTGGTTTATCGCTTTGAGCGCCATATCGATAGTCTCGGGCTTGATGATGCCCAGTACTGCGTCGTTGGTCACCTCCTTTATCCAGTCGGCGGCGGCGTCTATCTGCTCGTCGCTCAGGTCGAGTTCCTGCTGCTTCTGTTCAAGCATCGACAGAGTGGAGCGCATATTCTTCTCCCACTCTTCTTCAAGCCCTTTCTGCTTGGCCATGCGGTCAACATACTCCTTGTTGCTGCGGGAAAACTCCTCCATCTTATCCGGGTCATCGAGCATCTCCTTCACGCCGTCAATGCCGATACGGTTTATCAGCGAGGCCCACGGGTCTTTCCCCTGCGCCATGTCGGTGATGAACTGAGCGCTGCGCGGGTCTTTGGTGAACATGTCCGTCAGCCGCTGTTCCCGGTCCTTATAGCCCGACAGTTGTTTGTCATATTCGTCATAATCATCATTGATTTGGCCAAACAGAGCATCATCGTCGGCATATTCGCGTTCAGGATATTTCTGTTTCAGCCGCTCGCCGAATTGGTCGCGTCTGCTCTTAACTTGCTGTTCCTCTGCCATTTCTGTCAAGTGTCTTGATTATTCGGTTATCCCGTCAGCAAAGGTAACTCCGTAAATGCTTTACGTTTCTTTAACTTGTGGTTCACTTCCTCTATCTTTGTGTCGCAATAGTCTACTTTCTCAACTAATCCTTTCCCATCATGAAATCTTTCGGAGCCATACTTGCCTTTACCCGCGAGCGTAATCTCGCCCTGCTGCATGCCTATCGCCGCGAAGTCGCAGCTGCCTCTTATATCACACTCGATGAAATCGGGCGAAAGATTGTCAACTCGCCCGCTCCCAGGTTTTGGGTATCAGAGGAGAGGGCCGCAGCAGTTGTTTCCGCTCTCATGCGCGGCAAGCCGATACTCGACACTATGCGACCCACAAAGCGGGAGATGTTCTCGGAAATATACTCTCGTGTCCTTGCTCTCAGAAAAGCACGCCCGTGCTGGGATTTGCCGCGCATCATCCATAAGGTGGTCAACTCCCCGGCGCCAAAATTCTACATGAAACCATCCACCGCCATCGAGCGTCTCTTCAAAATTCGTAATGGCAAGTATTAAAACGAAAAGTAAAGACCCAATCTCGGACATAATCGCCGAAAACACGCGCAGGCGCGGCGTCATGTTCGCACCTTTCAACCCTATTACCGGCCAAGGCTCCGTCGGGGAAAGGGCAGAGATCAGCATCCCTGACTTCCCTCTCCCTAAAATGTGGCTGCCCGCTTCCATGGTCGGCAACAGACTTGTGCGCGAGCTTGTCGCCCACGGCGGCATCACCGGCTTTCTGCGCGAGGTCATGCAAGCCGAGCCGACGCCCGAAAACCGAGAGGCTGTCATTGACCGATTCGTGCGCCTGCGTTGCCTGCACGACTTCCCATTCTGGGCCGCAACATTCGTCTACATCAAGAACAAAGAGGTCGGCCAGCCCGACTGCCTCTTTCGCCTCACATATCCTCAACGCCGCTTTGTGGCCCTGCTCGAGCAGATGCGCCTTGCGGACGAGCCTATCCGCGTCATACTGCTCAAGGCCCGACAGTGGGGTGGCTCCACAACCTCGCAGCTCTATATGGCATGGCTCCAGCTCATCCACCGCACGGGACTAAACTCACTCATCGTTTCCAATTACAACGAGGGCGCCCGCAAAATCAAGGGCATGTTCAAGAAGATGATTCGCGAATATCCTCTGACTATGCTTCATGAGGTTGGCGACACCTACACGCTCTCGGAAGAAAAACTTGTCGGTGTCGAGGGTTCCACCCTTACCCAGCTTGTGCCGCAGCGCAACGCCACCATCTCCATCGGTTCTGCCGAGTCCCCCGACTCCTGCCGTGGCGGTGACTATGCCCTTGTCCACCTCTCCGAGGTCGGCCTGTGGAAAGCCACCGACGGCAAGAAGCCCGAGGACATGGTGCGCTCGGCCTGTTCGGGTGTCCTCTATCGTCCGAACACTATGATTGTCTATGAAAGCACGGCCAACGGTGTAGGCAATTTCTTCCACAACGAATATGTGGCGGCAAAGGACCCGGA